TCAGAGATCCTCGCTGCGCCACACCTTCAGCACGCGCCCGAAAATCTGCAGGTCCATGTCTTCGGTGATGTCCCAGGCATCGTATTTGGTGTTCTCGGACTTGGCGCGGATCAGCAGGCCCTGGGCGCTGGGAATGCGTTGCAGGCGCTTGATGAAGCCCTCGTTGCCGACGCGAAAGAAGAACACGCCGTCGACCTCCGCCTTGACCACGCCCAGGTCCACCAGCAGCGGATCGCCCGGGTTGTACATGGGCCGCATGCTGTCGCCGAAACCCGTCACCACGCACAGGTTGGCGGCCGCGGTGTAGTGGCGCAGGTTCTTGTGCAGCCATTCCTGGCTGACGCGCAGGCTCTGGATCACACCGGGCTGGTCGCGCAATTCGACGCCCGCGCCCATGGCGCCGCCGGTATCGAAACGGGGGATGCGCAGATCGTCGCCCGCGCCGTGGTCCCGGCGCGGGGTGTCGCCACCGCCGGCATCGGCCAGCACGATGTCCGGCGGGTACTGCGCCGACTCGTCCAGCAATTGCTCGAGTGACAGCCCCAATCCGGCCGCCAGGCGGGCCGCGTACTTGGAGCGTTCGCTGTCGCGCCCCTCGAGCGCGGCGATGGTGCCCACGCCCACGCCCGTGCGCGCTTCCAGCTGTTCCAGGGTAAGACCGAGAGCGGCGCGGTAGCGCCTGATTTGTTTTCCGAGAGCCATGGTGTCAACGCTAACAGTTGTGGAAAATTGTGCAACAACAAGTGTTGAAAACAGGATTATACATTTGTAGAATCTTACCCATGGATTACCCAAAACGTGTGCTGTTATCAGACGGAAGCGTGGGTAGCGTATCGCTACCAAAGGGCTTCTCTCCCTCATCCATCCGGACCGCCGCAACGGCGTTCCGCAACACCGGCGCCCGGGCGGCGCCACCCCGGCAGCGTCCGCCAGCGACGGGCACCGGCATCGAACTCAACGGCAAGGAGCGGCAAATGAATCAGGCAGGAAACATGGCATTGCAGGCACCGCAGGGCTGGGTCGCGGCGGCATCGCAGGCGGGCGCCGCCATCGCGCGCTCCTTCGCGTCGCGGCCGGCGGAACGCGCCGGCCGGCCGCAGGCGGCGCAGGGCCAGAACCAGAAGGGGCAGAGCATGACGCGGGAAGAATCGGATCAGGTCGAAGCGCTGATCATGGAGTGGTACCACTGGAGCCGGGGCTACCGGCCCGCGCTCGGCGTTGGCCGGGTCTCGGCGTTCGCGCGCGGCATGACGGCCAACGAGGCCTATGACGATGAAGACGTCGACGCCCGCCTGGCCGCCGCGCGCGGCGAGCAGACCGAGTTGTGTATCGACGAGCTGCCGTGGCAGCAGCGCTCCGCGATCGGCGTGCACGCCGGCAACCGCGCGGCCGGCGCCCGCGTCTTCAGCAACCCGCGCCTGACGCCCGAGCAGCAGCACGCCGCGTACCAGGAAGCCAAGGTCGCACTGCTGCCGGCGTTGCGCCGGCGCGGGCTGGTGACGGCGCCGCAACTGCGACACGCCGATCGCGCAAAAGCTTGCGGCGCGCGGGCCACGTCCGCATAATTGAGTCGTCGGGCCAAGTTGCGCCCGAAGAAATCTGAACGTACCGACCAAGCCCCTCGGCAATTGCCGCGGGGCTTTTTCATGGCCGCTCCGGATTCCCGGAAACGCCGATGTTGCCCGCCCCTGGCGGGCTTTTTTTTTGGAGTCTGCAATGGCAGGTACTACCGTTTCGCAATTCGTTCAAACCCAGGGCACCCAGCTGGAAGTGTCGACCACGGCCACCGAAGACCTGGGCGCCGCCGGCCTGAGCTACGCCGATCTGGCCATCACCATCAAGGACCCGAACTTCCAGGGCGGCCAGACCACCGAGATCGACGTCACCGTGCTCAAGTCCACCGCCAAGGAATACGCCCTGGGCCTGGACGACAGCGGCACCTTCAGCATGGCCGGCAACTGGAAGGCCGGCGATCCCGCGCAGAAGGCGCTGGTGGCCGCGCGCAGCGACAAGAAGACCCGCGCCTTCCGCGTGACCTTCGCCGACGGCGCCAAGTTCGAGTTCCTCGGCCTGGTGACGCAATACCAGTGGCAGGGCCAGCTGGACAACGTCGTGTCCGCCACGTTCAACGTGCGCGTCACCGGCGCCGTCAAGATGACCGACGCGCCCGCCAACGGGGGCTGAACGCCATGACGGACACGTCGATCAATTCCTCTGCCCGCGCCGCGGGCCTGCGCGGCCTGGCGGTCGATCCGCTGGCCGGCTTCGCCCACGAAACCGTGACCGTGCCGCAATGGCAGGACGCGCGCGTCATCGTGCGCGCGCCCAGCGCCGGCGACCACCTGTTCCACATCCGCGCGATCTGGGCGGCCGCGGGCGTGGTGCCGGGCGAGGACAACGAGGTGGTGCGCGCCAAGCTGGACGCGCCGGGCGTCGATTACACCCACGCCTCGGCCAGCCTGCTGGTGCGCACGCTGTTCGAGCAGACCGAGCAGGGGCCGCGGCGCGTCTTCGGCGACGAGGACGTCGCCGTGGTGGCCGCGGCCTACGGGCTGGCGCACGCCACGCTGGTGGCCAAGGCGATCGAGCTGGGCAACCTCGGGGAGGGCGCGCCGGAGCGCGCAAAAAAGCCCTCCAGGAAACGCCAGACCTCCGTTTCCTGATGGTCCTGGCGCTTCGACTGGGGCGCACGCTGGGCGAGTTGATGGACACCATCGACACCCATGAAGTGTCGCTGTGGCGCGAGTGGGACCGCACGTCTCCGTTGGGAGACGAACGGGCCGACGTGCTCATGGCCAGCCTGGCCGCCACGGTGGCGCAGGCGGCGGGCGCCAAGTTGCGCGCCACCGACATGCTGGTGCGCTGGGGCGCGCAAGACGAGGAACCTCCCGCCGAGGCGGGGGCGGACGCGTTGAAGGCGTTCCTGATGTCGAAGGTCAAGAAGGGGTCTTGACGACGTGTCCGGCCCGCGCAAGCGGGCCGGAAGCGGATCTATGAGAGGTATAGGACCATGGCAGACAACAACAACGCCGCGAACATCGAGGCGGAAAACAGGGCACTCAGACAGAACACCGTCGAGCTCAATCGCAATGCAACGGCCCGGCGGGCGTGGGAGAGCGCTGTTGCGAAGGCCGCGACCACGTGCCAGAAAAGCAACGACGCCACCGACAAGGGCACCGACGGCAAGAAGAAGTCGACGGACGCGCTGAACAAGCATGCGCAGGCGATCCGGTCGGAAGCGGTCGAGCAGGCGCTGGCGGAAATGAAAAAGACCGGTGGGATGCTGGGCCGGACATCCGAAACCGCGAAGATGGAGTACGAAACCGAAGCCGGCCGGTTCGCGAACGAGAGTCCCGGCGACAAGTACCGCCTGACGACCGCCGCGTGGGATCTCGACCGGCTGCGCGACCAGACGAAGATGCGCGCCTACATCGAGAATCTCGAAGATCCCGATGCTGAAGCCAGGCGGGAAAAGACCCAGAAGCAATGGGCGCTCGATGACGCGTTGCGGGACGGCACGCTGAGCCAGGAAAAGTACGACAAGGGGCGGCGCGATCTCGGGCTCGTCGACAAGGACGGCGACTTCATGGCGAAGGTGAACGACAAGTTGCTCGAATCCGCGCGCAACGGGGCGGGCAAGATCCAGGACATCCTGGGCACCAAGATGTATGACTTCGTCTCCGAGAAATTCGACAAGATGGGGCTGTCGTTCCTGGACAACGTGGCCAAGATGGTGACATCCGCGGCCTCCGCCCAGCTCATGGAGACGTTGCTGGGCAAGGGATTCATGTCGGGTTCGGGCGGCCTGGGCGGCTGGATCGGCCAGGCGGGGGCTTCATTGCCGGCCTGTTCGGCTCGGGGGCGCCAGCAGCGCCGGCAGCGCCATCGTGCCGTCGGTGGCCGAGGCGTTTCCCGTGTTCGCCAAAGGCGGCGCCTTCACCAACGGCATGGTCTCCAGCCCCGTCGCCTTCCCCATGGGCGTCATGGGCGAAGCCGGTCCCGAGGCCATCATGCCGCTGCACCGCGGCGCCGACGGCTCGCTCGGCATCCGCGCGGCCTTCCCGAACGTGGGCGGCGACGGCGGCCAGACGGCCGGCGGGGTGTCCGTCAACGTCTACGTGCAGGACGGCAACGTCAGTTCCTCGACCGAGTCGGGCGAGGGCGGCTGGAAGCAATTCGGCCAGCAGATCGGCGAATACGTCACGCAACTGGTCGACCGCCGCATGACGCAATCGTATCGCCAGGGCGGTCTGGCCTGGCAAGCCAACAACAACCGTTTAGCGGGGGCATGACCATGGCAGTCGAGATCTTCAACTGGTCGCCGCGCATCAATCCGCAGGGGCGAACCAAGTTCCGCGTGTTGAGCGCGCAATTCGGCGACGGCTACGGCCAGACCGCGGCCGATGGCATCAACAACAAAGTGGCCACCTGGCCCCTGCAGTTCTCGGGGTCGGCGGGGCAGATCGGACCGATCGTGGCATTCCTGGACCGGCACCAGGGCTATCGCGGATTCCAATGGCAGCCGCCGTTGGGCGAGCCCGGGTACTACACCGCGGCCGATTACGACCTGACCGCAATGGGCGGCGAGATGTACTCGCTGGCCGTGACCTTCCAACAAGTTTTCAGGCCCTGACATCCATGGCGACGATACAACCCATCAACGTCGGCAAGACCGACAACGACAAGACGGGTGACCCGCTGCGCCTGGCAATGCAGAAGGTCAACGAGAACTTCACCGAGGTGCGGTCGGATCTGGCGGGCAGGTGGGACGCATCGTCTCTGGGCTCGGCCGTGGATCTGAACACCATCACGGCCCCGGGGCGGTACCACCAGAGCGCCAACGCCAACGCCCAGACGGGCAGCAATTACCCGATTGCCCTGGCTGGCCTGCTGGAAGTGTCGGCCTCCGCGGACGGCCTGTTCGTCTATCAGGAGTACACGCAGTATCGATCCGGCGCGTACTCGCGCCGCTTCTGGCGGTCATTCTATGGCGGCGTCTGGGCGAGCTGGCAGGAGTTGCCCGCGCTGTCGCAGAAGGGCGCGGCCAACGGCCTTGCCACCCTGGATGCGAACGGCAAAGTGCCCGCCGCGCAATTGCCAGCGGCGTTCTCGGCCGTGTTGCCAACCGCGGCGCACGACCTGAACGATTACGTCACGCCGGGATCGTTCTACCAAGCGGCCATTGCCGGCGCCACGGCCGGGGCCAACTATCCGGCGGCCAACGTCGGCTTCCTGGAAGTCACGGCCACCGGCACGCCGGTGGTGCAGGTCTACACCACGCGCACCAACGTGGCGGCCGCCATGCAGCGCTTCTGGCGCGTGCGCGTGGCGTCGGCCACCTGGTCGGCCTGGAAAGAGCTTGCCGACGTCTCCAGCGTGGTGTCTTACGCGGGCTCGATGCCCGCCGGCCAGGACTTGAACGGGTATACGCAGCGCGGGCTGTGGGCGGTGGCGACTTCCGTGATCGCGGCGGGAGGAACGAATTTTCCCATCGGGCAGTCGGGCTACCTGCTGGTCATGTCGGCGGCGCAGCTGGGCGGCGTCACCGTCACCTCCGGCGTTTGCCAGGTCTACTACGCCGGCAACGGCAACAAGGTCTACAACCGCTCGTTGATCACGGGGACATGGTCGCCCTGGGTGGCCAGCGTCGACTCCGCGCAACTGGCGGCGCCGGGCGGCATCGCGACCTTGGACAATGCGGGCAAAGTGCCGCAGGGCCAGATCCCGGGCGTGAACGCGCGGCCGCTGGGCGCCGCCGACGACCTGAACGCCTATGCGACGCCTGGCGACTATAGCCAGAACACGAATGCGGCCGCCGCCGCGGGGCGAACTATCCCACGCCGCTGGCGGGACTGCTGTCGGTCAGGTTCGGCACCGGCAGCAATAACGCGGTGTACCAGGAATACACGACCTATACGCTGGCGAATCCACGCAAGTTCATCCGCAACCGTTTCCAGAGCGCCGGCGTCGCGACCTGGGGCGCCTGGTTCGAACAGGCCCGCGTGGACCAGGCGATGACCCATGTCTACCTGACCGCGGGGACGGACGCCAACACCCTGGTGGCCGACAACACGTTCTACACCTGGAGCGCGGGCACGCCCATGTCGGCCGGTTCGAACTGGCCGCCCAGTGGCGCCTTCAATGCCGGTTACATGAACGTCTACTGGCTGTCGGCCGGCATCGTCTGCCAGGAGTTGTCCGTGCTCTTCACCGGGCAGAAGCCGCGCACCTACGTCCGGCATGGCAATACCGCCACCGATACCTGGCAGGCGTGGCGCGCCGTGGGCAGCTGGAGCAACACCTTGCAGATGCCCACCGCGGATTGTGGCGACATCTATGTCGATGGCGCGGGGTGGCATCGCTGGAACGGCACGGCCTACGCCAGGTTCGACCCCGCCATCGCGCAGGACCTGGCATTCGATTCGGCGAGCTGGAAAGTCCGGGGGGCGACGGGATTCGGGCCCAATGCGGGGGGTGTCATCCAGAGCACCTCCGGCACCGGCAACCTGAATGTGGCGCCGGGCACCGCGGCGGCGGGCAGCCGCGTGAACGTGTGGCAGGACGCGGGCGCCAACGCCAGCGTGCTGTCGTTCCAATGCTTTCCCTCGGGTGCGTACATCACCAGCGGGAGAACGGGCGCCGGCGCCTACCAGCCGTTGATCTTCGAGGTCATCGGCTACGACTGCGGCCGCATCAACACCGCGGCCACCTGGGTGATGGGAGCGGAGTACAGCCGCAACTACCTGGTGCGCCAAGCCATCAATTTCGAAGGCGGCGGCAGCCGCTTCGGCACGCTGTACAGCCCGCAGGCGGACCACACCTCGGCCATCGTGTTCACCAACGCTGCGGGCGGCCTGGTGGGCACGATCCAGACGTCGCCATCGGCGACGTCCTACAACACCACGTCGGACTACCGGGTGAAGTACGACATCGAGGACATGGACGGGGCCTGGGCCTTGCGGTCGGTGCTGAAGATGCGGCCGCGCACGTTCAGGATGGTGATGGACGACAGCGCGCAGGACGGTTTCATCGCGCACGAATTGCAGGAGGTGGCGCCATTGGCCGTGTCCGGTGAAAAGGACGCCGTCATGGCCGACAGCCACGGCGGCGCGCCGCGCATGAAGCTGCAGGGTGTCGACAGTTCCAAGCTGGTTGCGCGCCTGGTGGGCGCCCTGCAGGAAATGAACCGGCGCATCGAAGACCTGGCAGGCCAGGTCGAACGCCTGCGCGGCGGGGACGGCTCGGCCGGCTCGACGTCGCGTTCGGCTACGGAGCAATGACAATGGGAATCTACTCAGACGTACAAAAACTGGAAGTGGGGGCGCTGGTCGAGCTGTTCGAACTGGATGCAACGGAAATCGGCGGACAAGTCCTGCGCTTTCACGGCTACACCCAGGTCGGCCCGATCTGGTGGCAAGGGCAGCAGTACGACCCCTGGGCCATCCGGGCCGAAGGCTTCGAGCAGGTGGGCGAAGGGCAGCAACCCTCGCCCACGCTGTCGGTGGGCAATATCGGGCAGGACGAAAAAAGCCAGCCCGTCGTCGGCGTGATCTCCGCCCTGTGCATCCATCTGGACGATCTGGTGGGTGCGCGCGTGGCCGTGCGCCGCACGCTCGGCAAATATCTGGATGCCGCCAACTTCGCCGACGGCAATCCCACCGCGGATCCGCAGGAAGAGCTGCCGCCCGAGATCTGGATCGTGCAGCAGAAGACCGCGGAAACCGCCGAAGTGGTGGAGTTCTCGCTGTCCAGCGCGCTGGATTTCAACGGCCAGAAGCTGCCCGACCGGCCGATCATCGCCGGCGTCTGCTCCTGGCTGCGCAAGGGCGGCTATCGCGGCCCCTATTGCGGCTACACCGGCAGCCGCATGTTCGACCTGGATGGCAAGCCGGTCAGCGATCCGACGCTGGACCGTTGCTCGGGCCTGATGTCCGACTGCAAGAAGCGCTTTGGCGAATACGAAGTCATCAACTTCGGCGGCTTCCCGTCCGCCGACCTGGTCAGGGGATAGGCATGCTCAAACGCACGATGCAGGCCATCCGCGACCATGGCGTGGCGACGTATCCGCAGGAATGCTGCGGGCTGGTGGTCAAGGCGGGCCGACGCGAATGGTATGTGCCGTGCCGCAACACCGCGGCCAGCGAAGAGCATTTCGTCATGTCCGCGCAGGATTACGCGGCGGCCGAGGAAAGCGGCCGGATCACGGCCGTGGTGCACTCGCACCCGGACGCGACGGCGCTGCCCAGCGAGGCGGACCGGGTGGCCTGCGAGGCGTCCGGCCTGCCCTGGTACATCGTCGCCGTGGCCAAGGATCTCGATGGCAAGGTCAAGGCCGGCGAGATCCGCGGCTTCACGCCGGAAGGCTTCCAGGCGCCGTTGCTGGGGCGGCAGTTCGCGCACGGCGTGCTCGATTGCTATTCGCTGGTGCGTGACTGGTATGCGCGCGAACGCGGCATCGCGCTGCCGGACTTCCCGCGCGAGGACGGCTGGTGGGAGCCCGGCCGCGCCGACGATCTGTACATGGATCACTACGCCGAGGCGGGCTTTCGCCCCTTGCATTCGCATGAAGCGTTGGCGCCGGGCGACGTGGTGGTGATGCAAGTGCGTTCGGACCGCGCCAACCATGCGGGCGTCTTCCTCGGCGCCCAGCCGCTGCGCGAGGCGCCGGACCTGTTTCCGCTGCCGGACGCGATGCTGCATCACCTGTATGGGCGCGACTCCGAGCGGGTCGTGTACGGCGGGTTCTGGCGCGAGGCCACGCGGGTGGTGCTGCGCCATGGAGAAAAGACATGAATGACAGGACACGAGTGGTCCGACTATACGGCTGGCTGGGCGCGCGTTTTGGCCGGGAGCACCGCCTGGCCGTGGCCAGTCCCGCCGAGGCGGTGCGGGCGCTGTGCGCGCTGCTGCCGGGCTTCGAGCGCGCGGTCGCGGACAGCGAGCGGCGGGGCGTGCGCTTTGCCTGCTTCGCCGGCCGCCGCAATCTGTCGGAAGACGAGCTGCGGTATCCGGTGGGCGCGGATGCCATCCGCATCGCGCCGGTCCTGGCGGGCGCCAAGAACGGCGGCTTGTTCCAGACGGTGCTGGGAGCGGCGTTGATCGCCGCGGCGGCGATCTACAGCGGGGGCCTGGCGGCGGCATTCTCGGCGGGCGGCCTGGTTCAGGCCACGGCGACGCTGGGCCTGTCGATGATGCTGGGCGGCGTCGCGCAGATGCTGTCGCCGCAGCAACGGCTGCTCAGCGCCAAGGATCGCCCGGAAAACGGCGCGTCCTACAACTTCAACGGGCCCGTCAACACCATGGCGCAGGGCAATCCCGTGCCGCTGCTGTACGGGGAAATGTTCGTCGGCAGCGCCACGATCTCCGCGGGTATCTATTCGGAAGACCAGGTATGAAACAACGACATCGCATCAGGAACAGGGCGCCCGCGGGCGCCTTTTCTTTTGGCGGCAAGCCGCAGGCCGAGGGCCAGGGGCTTGTCGGCCACAAGGGCAAGGGCGGCGGCGGCGGTCGCACGCCGGTGGAATCGCCCGACAGCCTGCACAGCACCGCCTACGCGCGCGTCATCGACCTGCTGGGCGAAGGCGAGATCTACGGCCCCGTGCACGGCATGGACAACGCGCTGCGCGACGTCTACCTGAACGGCACGCCCGTGGCCAACGAGGACGGTTCGCTGAACTTCACCGGCGCGTCGATCGACTTTCGCACCGGCACGCAGTTGCAGGAGCCGCTGCCCGGCTTTCCCGCGTCGGAAAGCACCATCGGCATCAGCGCAGAACTCAAGTCGAGCCAGCCGTGGACGCGCCTGTTCACTAACCTGCAGGCCTCGGCCGTGCGGGTCACGCTGGCGGCCGAAGGCCTGAGCCGCGCGGACACCAAGAACGGCGACATCAACGGCTACCGCGTCGAGTACGTGATCGAGCTGAACACCGATGGCGCCGGCTACCAGACGGTGCTGTCGACCGCATTCGACGGCAAGACCACCCAGCGCTACACGCGCTCGCACCGCATCGAGCTGCCGCGCGCGCGCCAGGGCTGGACCGTGCGCGTGCGCCGAATCACGCCCAACGCCAACAGCAACACCATCTCGGATCGCACCGTGGTGGACACGGTCACCGAGATCGTCGATGCCAAGTTGCGCTATCCGATGTCGGCGCTGGTGGGCATCAAGATCGACGCGTCGCAGTTCCAGAGCATTCCCACCCGCGCGTACCACGTGCGCGGCCGCATCATCCGGGTGCCGTCCAACTATCACCCAGACCTGCGCCGCTATGACGGCGTGTGGGACGGCACGTTCAAGCTGGCCTGGACCAACAACCCGGCCTGGGTGTTCTACGACCTCATCAGCAACGATCGCTACGGCCTGGGCACGCGCGTGCCGGCCGGCTGGCTGGACAAATGGGGCCTGTATCAGATCGGCCGCTATTGCGACGAGATGGTCGACGATGGCTTCGGCGGCAAGGAGCCGCGCTTCACCTGCAACGTCTACCTGCAGCAGGCGGCCGACGCCTACCGGGTGGTGCAGGACTTCGCCTCCATCTTCCGTGGCATGGCCTATTGGGCCAACGCCGCCGTGTTCGCTTCGGCCGACATGCCGGGCGATCCGGTCTACACCTTCTCGTCGGCCAACGTGGTCGACGGCCGCTTCAACTATGTCGGCTCGCCGCTGACCACGCGCTACACCGTGGCGCTGGTGTCCTGGAACGACATGTCGGAAATGGGCCGCCAGAAGGTCGAGTACGTCGAGAACCGAGAGGGCATCGCGCGCTACGGTATCCAGCAGGTCGAAGTGACCGGCTTCGGTTGCACTTCGCGCGGCCAGGCGCACCGGATCGGCAAGTGGATGCTGCTGACCTCCAATATGGAAACGCGCTCGGTGACGTTCGCGGTGGGCCTGGATGCCTGCCGCGTGCGGCCGGGCAGCGTGATCCGCGTGGCGGACCAGCACCTGGCGGGCCGCCGCATCGGCGGCCGTATCCGCGAGGGCTCGGCGACGCAGATCACGGTGGATGCCGAACTGGGCGTGCGGCCGGGCGACCGCCTGACCGTCAACCTGCCCAACGGCCTGTCGGAAACGCGGCTGGTGGCGACCGCGGTGGGCACCGGCCTGACCGTGGACAATACCGTGTTCACGGTGGATTCGACCGAGCTGACCGCCGACCTGGTCGGCCTGCCCGGCACGGTGCTGCACATCACGGTCACCACGCCTTTCTCGCAGGCGCCGCAAGCCGAGTGCGTGTGGACGCTGGAATCCGAGGCCCTGTCGGCGCAGACGTTCCGCGTGTTGAGCGTCAAGCGCAAGGAAGGCCTGGTGGCCGAGATCGCCGCCGTGCAGCATGAGCCCGGCAAGTTCGACAACGTCGACTTCGGCACGCGTCTCGATCCCAAGCCGATCACGGTCGTGCCGCCGTCGGTGCAGCCGGCGCCGGTGAACATCCGCATGGCTTCGCGCTCGGTGATCGACCAGGGCATGGCGCGGCACGTCGGCGTCATCAGCTGGGACGCGGCGCCGTCGGCCGTGGCGTACCAGGTGCAATGGCGCCGCGACAACTCCGACTGGGTCGAAGCGGGCCGCACCGGCGCACAGACCCTGGAGCTGCCGGACATCCGCGCCGGCGCCTACGTGGCCCGGGTGCGCGCGATCAACGTGTCGGACATCTCGTCGGTGTGGGTCAACTCCACCGAGACGATGCTTGAAGGGGACATCGCGCCGCCGCCCGCGTTGGCGCTGCTGGCCACCAAATCCCTGGTGTTCGGCATCGACCTGCGCTGGGCCTTTCCGGAAGGGCGTTTCACGGCGCAGCGCACCGAGATCTGGTACAGCGCGTCCAATGATCGTGTCAGCGCCATCAAGCTGGGCGACTTCGCCTTCCCGCAGAGCGCCCATACCCTGATGGGCCTGTCGGCCGGCAAGCGCTTCTACTTCTGGGGCCGCATCGTCGCCCTGAACGGCGAGATCGGCGCGTGGTATCCGGCCGACCAGGGCGTGATGGGCGAATCCAGCTGGGAAGCCAGCGAGATCCTGGAGTACCTGAACGGCAAGATCAGCCGCGACGAGCTGGCCAAGGAACTCACGGGCACCATCGACGGCCTGACGAGCGGCCTGGACGAAACCCGCGCCGCGATCACGGCGGAGGAGACCAAACGGGCCGACGCGGACGGGGCGCTGTCTTCGCGCGTCGATACGGTGCTGGCGACCGCCAACGGCGCCGCAGCCGGTGTCGAGGAGGCGCGAACGGCGTTGGTCGGCCTGGATGGCAAGCTCAAAGCGACCTGGAGCGTCAAGGCGCAGGTCACGCAGGACAACAAGGTCTATGCGGCCGGCATGTCGCTGGGCGCGTACACCCAGCCGGACGGTCAGGTGCAGACCTCGGTTTACTTCCTGGCGGATCGGCTGGCCCTGCTGAACCTGGCGAACGGCGCGACCACGACGCCGTTCGTGATCGAGAACGGGCAGACGTTCATCAATGATGCGGTCATCGGTACGGGGCGGATCACCAATGCAATGATCCGCAGCCTGGATGCGGGCAAGATCGACGCGGGGTATATCAACGTGGATCGCCTGGAGGCGAATGCGTTGACGGCCAAGCTGGCGAATCTGGGTACGGCGTACATCTCGCGGGCGCATATCCGTGATGCGCAGGTCGATACGCTGTCGATCGCGGGCAATGCGGTGACGATTCCCACGTCGTGGACGGGAAATGCCTCAGGAACCGTCGTCATCAACAGCAATGTGGCAGGACCGGTCGTCGTGATTGCATACCGGTCCGGCTATGCCGGGCGCGCGTCGACTTTGCGGATCTACGTGAACGGCGCGTTGGTGGAGGCGGCGGCGGGCTCGCATACCGTCTGGCAGAGCGGCAGTGGGGAAGGCACCCAGCCCTTGGAGTACACGAGTCTGCCGTTGACCGCTGTGGCGGTGGGCAACGCCGGGGTGGGAAATACCACGATAACGGTCAACTCATCGAGTTCAGAAAGCAATCAGGCGACGATCCGTATCGTTGCACTCATGGTGAAGAGGTGAGAAGCATGAATATGCATACCGCATCGTTCTACGATCCGACGGGCCGGATCATCGGTGTCATGCGCGGGCCGCGCGAGAGCGTGGACGCCACGGCGCAAGTCACCGGCCATCCCTTTGTCGACGGGGAGGGAAACCCGGAGTCTCAGTATGTGCGGGAAAACGCTTTCGTCCCCCGGCCGGAATCACCTGCCATCCTGACGCGGCATTCCCTTTCGGCGCTTCCGATCCCTTGCTCCATCAAGATCGGTGAACGTGCGTATTCCTGCAACGAAACCACCGCCGAGCTTGCATTCGATCAGCCGGGAACTTATCACGTCACCATCGAAGCCTGGCCCTATCTCAACAAGGAGTTCACCGTTGAAAATCCGCCACTATGAACCTTACGCGCCGCTGCGCGCCCGCGCCTATCCCGCCATCGGCGACCAGCTCGACGCGATCATGAAGTTCGCCGCGCACCTGCAGGCCTCGGGCCAGGCGCTGCCCGACGAGGTGACGAGCTGGGTGGCGCAATGCCGTAGCGTCAAGCAGCGCTACCCGAAGCCGACTGACGCCAGAGAGGCCCAGGCATGACCCAACCCCTGACCACCATCCGCCTCTACGGCCGGCTGGGCGCCGAGTTCGGCCGGTTGCACCGGCTGGCCGTCTCCAGCACCGCCGAGGCGATACGCGCGCTGTGCGTATTGCTGCCCGGCTTTGAAACCCGCCTGCTCGACAGCGAATCCAGGGGCGTGCGCTATGCCTGCTTCATCGGCCGGCGCAACCTGGATGAAAGCGAACTGTCGCGGCCGGCGGGCCATGAAGATATCCGTATCGCGCCCATGCCCACCGGCGCCAAGCGCGGCGGCCTGATGCAGGTGGTGGTCGGCGTGGCGATGATCGTCGCGTCGTTCATCCCTGGCATCAACGTCATGTTGTGGGCGGGCGCCAGCACCTCGCTGATGACGATGGGCGTGGCCATGACGCTGGGCGGCGTCGTGCAGCTGCTGACACCGCAGCAGCGGGCCCTGAGCGTCAAGGACGGGCCGAACAACGGCGCTTCCTACAACTTCAACGGCCCGATCAACACCACCGCCCAGGGCAATCCCGTGCCGGTGCTGTACGGCGAGCTGATCGTGGGCAGCGCCACCATTTCGGCGGGCATCTACGCCGAAGACCAGGTGTAG